TCTCACAGCACTTCTACTGGTATTTTTCCAATAGTTGCTGGGTCTGTAATATCTATAGATCACAACAAAGATGATGACGTTTTCAATATACATACCTCATGCACGATACCTTCTGCACAGTATGCAACAATAGTTGAAAACAACTTGTTTACTATACCGGCGTCTGAAGTTGCCATGGTAAAATATGTGGCATGAGCCTAGCATACACTCTTGTACATAGTTACCCCAGGGAAGAAATACGTGCGATTTTAGCCACGGAACTTGAAAGAAGGGTAGAGAATGGGAAAGACAAATGGGTTGCTCTTGAGGGACCGCAACGAGAGTTCGTGTATAGTGAGCATCCTCACATTCTCTTCGGAGGTGCCCGAGGAGGATCGAAATCTGTTGGAATGCTGCTGGCTTTCAGGAGACATGCAGAGCTCTACGGATCAGATGCTCACGGGCTATTATTCCGTAGAACTTACCCGGAAACAGGGGAACTGGTTAAGCTAGGCCAGCATGTATTTGTAAAGGAAGGTTGGGAGTGGAAAGTAGGTGAAAGAAAATGGGTAAGCCCTAAAGGTTCTACCCTGCAGTTGAAGCATCTAGATGAAGATAACGATGCTATGAAGCTGCAAGGCTTTTCTGTTACTTTCCTTGGGTTTGACGAGCTAGGAAACTGGCCGTCGCCAGACCCTATTGATTTGCTGCAGGCAACTATGAGGTCTGCGGCCGGCGTGCCCACGCTATTTCGGGCTAGCGCCAACCCGGGTGGCCCAGGCCACGGTTGGGTCAAAGAGAGGTACATTGATAAGGAGGAAGAAGGCAAGCTTTTTATTCCGTCTAAGATAACGGACAACACTCCTTTGATGGAGAATGACCCCGGATATATAGACAGGATAAAATCTTCTGGACCAGAGTGGCTCGTTAAGGCATGGTTAGATGGCGACTGGAATATAGCGCCTGGAGCCTTTTTTGAGTCAATCTGGAACCCAGTTGAGCATGTGGTAGAACCATTCGATATACCATTAGAGTGGCGTAGGTGGAAAGCCTATGATCACGGGTATAAATCCCCTGCGGGGTGCGTGTGGTTTGCACAAGATTATGATGGATGTGTTTACCTGTACAGAGAGAGGTATTGGGCAGACAGGCCCAACGTAGGCTCAGAGACTCCAATAGAGCAGATAGCTGAAGACATATTGGAGGCAGAGGCTAAAGAGAAAAAGCTGGGAATAAAATTTCGCGGCAACATAGCTGATTCGGCTATATTTATGAGAGACGGCAGACATAAGTCTGTTGCTGATGTGTTTAACGACTACGGCGTTTTTTG